GCTGGAGATAAGTAAACAGGAGATTGGAAAGTGAATTTTGTTGGTACGGATCCGTTTGTAGATAGATTACCTTCTATTTGATCTGGATCAAGAAATACCCTAGAAAATGGTAATACTTTTTTACTTGGTATACCTAATTCAACTGTTCTTATATCTAATTGCACTGGTGTGTTTGTATCATCAGTTCTTTCAAAAAATACATCAACACTCGTTGCATAAACACCGGTGTTATCACTAACAAAAAATGTTTGAGCTAAAGGATCATCATCTTCCCAAATAGTATCAAGTAATTGAGTTGAACTTGTTTGTCCTGTCTGTGTAGTGTCAACGCTTGTTCCAGTAAATGTTCTTACATTTCTTGATTCATTAAATTGTAAGTTTTCTACTTTTGCGTTTCTTACAGATATAATATTTTCTTGAACTGTTTCTAATGTTCCAGTTGCATCATAAGTGTCCTCACCAACGGTGGTTGCTGTTGTAATATTATTAGTAGGACTATCTGTTAATGTAAAAACTCTTTGACCTGTTTCAAATTTATCATTATTGTTAAGATTTGGATCTGGAATAAAGAAACTACCTTGAATAGAAGCAGCAAAATCAGAAATAAGTTTTACATCAGTTATCGTTGCCTGTGCACCAGATTCATTACCCACAAGAATCATACCACTTGCAACTTTACCAAAATATGATCCTTGTGGTTGATCAGACAATGATATTGTATCAACGTTTAAAGTTGTTGAAGTTGATGAGTAAGTAGACGGTATATTCGCAGTGTTACCGCTTGATGCAAGTTGAACTTGTCCCGGACTACCAGAATATGTTTCAAGTTCAGTAGGGCCTACTTCAGAGGTGTAAGGATTTTTAGCGTATATTCTTGTTGGTGCATTAAAAGGCCCCTCTTTATGATTCGATACCGCAACTCTAAATGTTATTCGTGGCAGATTTATTCCACGTACCTGACTACCCATTGTTCCAGTTACCGTTTCACCAACTCGGAATACTCCTTTAGTCATTGAAATTTGAAGGAGTTTTGGAACAATATGTTGTGTAACATTTTTTCCATCAAAAAATACATATAATCTAGTTTGTGGTCTAAATCCTTTACCTTCAAATGCAACATTACGAGATCTTATTATTGGAATAGCTTCTGAACTAACAGTTCTATCACCAACCGATTCCTCATCAAATACCTCTGTTATTAGTTGTCTTGATCCTTCACGTTGTTGATGTGCAATCTCAAAAGTTTCTGTGAAAGTGTCTTGAAATGTCGTTGTGGTTGTGGTTTGAAGTTGATCTGTTCTATCAGATGACATTGATTGATAATATATTTCACCCACTGATGTTTCTTGTCTGTTCTGTGTTCTTGTTGTAGTTTCAGTTCCAAAATGATAAGTTTCCCAACTATTCCAAACTTCCGCTGTTAGTCCTGTTTGTGGGTCAAATCCATCTGCTGCTTCGATTGTAGATGCGTAATTACCCTCAACGTTTATTATTTTAGATTCTAATCTAACAGTATCTACCCAAGTATCAGTTGCTGGTATTAACTCAACAGATCCTCTCCAAAAATTTAACATGAAGGGAGTAACACTTTCAGTCCTTGTTCCAAATGGTTGATTTAGATAAGGTGTTTCAGTATAATCCAAAGTCAATAAAGAACCAGTTTTTTTAATATTATTTCCTTCAGGTTCTGCTCCATTATAAATTGTGTTTTCACCCTCCACTGGGCCAATTTGTAAATCAATTAAATTGGTGTAGTGAGATGGTCTAGTCTCTTTGTTTCGAGTATCAATACTATTTTTTATTTTTAAACTCGTTTCTTGTGGTAAAAATGTTGTAAAATTATCAACAAAAAATCCTGATTTAAATTTATTTAATCCATCTTCATCAGATATGAATAAATTAGCAGTCGCTGTTTCAAGTAAAGTAAGTGCTGTATAATATTCAAGATTTTTTATCCTCTCTTCAAGTTTTCTTATATCTTGCATTCGATATCTTTTATGTTTCATGAAAGATAAAGAGGCATCTGAAACATTAAAAAGATATGGAGGTAAAGTAACTGTGCACAATTCTAATGAATCATCAATAGCTATGGGTGCATCAGGTTTTTCAGCTGGAGCACCATTTTGAACAACTAACTTTCCATTTTTAGTCACATATATTTTATCAATACGTCCTAGATAATATGAAAAATCAGTTAATATAGATTCATTTGAAGCTAAAATATTAGATGCAGAATTACCAGATCCATTTAACCCTCTACCCAAAAATTCTAAAGGAGATCTACTACCTTCAGTTACAGTATAATTAGAAACTCTTGGTCTGATATCAATCATATCAGTGTTCCTTAAACCACCATACGATTGAACATCTTTTTTATAATCTAAAGAATTGTATGAATTAGTTGTAACAATATCTCCATCATCACTGCCATCAAAAAATAAATTTTCAAAATAAATTTTTATTTTTTTTCTAGGTTCACTTGCATTTACTTTTCTTGTGATAAATCCATGATTATAGAAAGTGCTCTCTTGTCCAGTATTGAAGTTAAAATTAGATGATATGTTTTTACTTGGAATATCAAGAGAACTTACAAGTGCGGTTGTATTAGATTCCTCAAAACTTATACTTTCATTATCTTTAAACTCACCTTCATTTAGTGCAATAAAACTTATTTGTGTTTCAGATAATATTTCAGATAAAATGGCAACAGTATTTGACTGTGATCCAACTATTTTTTCACCAATAATCAAATCACTGGCTTTACCAGTTTGATTATCTAAAGATGATATTGTTAATTTAGGACATGAGGGATCATTTGTATCAAGTGACTCAAAGATACCAAGAACACTTATTATATCTGGTGTATTTAAGGATATTTTTTTATCTTGAACACGAGTTCCAAATGGGAAACTACCAAAGCTCAATCCATCATTCAATGTAGTTGCTCCAATACCAGATCCAGATAGTTTTGATTTATCAACAACTAAACTATTAACTCTATTTTTTTTCTTAATTTTAGATGATGGTTTTATTTTTGCTAATGTTGCAATTAATGTTGCATCCTCATTATTTGATAAATCTGAACCAACATTACTAATTTGTAGAGATGAATTGCCTCCACTAAAAGTGAATTTATCATCAGTAAGTAATTCTATTGTGCCATCTTGTCTAATTAAAGAATATCTATCATCATCAAAAGGTAAAAATGTTTCATTGTTACCGGAACTAACTGCTGCTGTCAATGAATCTGTTGAAGCGTTTATTTTTACATCAAATAATTTTTTAATTGTTAAAGTTGTGTTTGACAGATCAACATCAGACACAAATCGTTTTGGTAAAGAAGTGAATAAAGTATTATCCTGAGAACTCTCAAATGGTGATGTAACGAGAGTAAGATCTGAAAGTGTTGTTTCAGCAGTGGTAGGATCACCTATAGATAAACCACCATCACATATGCCACTTACTGTTGTAACACCAGTAACAGTTACATCATCTAATCCAACAGCAGTCACTCTTGCGAATTTTGGGTCGTTAGTACCTGCTCCAAATTTTAGTATATTTCCAACTTTTATTTTTCCGGGAAACTGAGGATTTGAACTTGTTACTGTGCTTAATCCTGTAGTTAAATCAGATCTTTTTAAAAGACCATTGCCAAATACAAACTCATTTTTTTGTACTATATCACCAGTAAAAGTTCTCGCAAATCCAACATCACCAGAGTTTTGATCTGTAAGTCCAGGCCCACCAAATATTGATTTCACATCTGACACACCAAAACTTGTGACAGCGATAGATATTCTTGAATCTTCTACACCATCAAATATGAGTGGTTCATTAATAACAAAATCACCAGATTTTTCATAAATTTCTAAAGATGTTGTATTTGTGATTGAAGATCTCAAAAATCCTGTTGCACCACTGAATTTACCTTCGATAAAAGTTGGTGTTGAAAGTGTATGATTTGCGTTCAAAGTTATTTTTGTAAATGTCTCAATATCAAATAAAGAAATATCCCATTGATTGATATTTGAATTTGATGTATTATATGATCCAGATTCAAGTGCAAAATCATAAACTCTCGCAAGACCTATCTCTTCACCGGGAGCTGACATGATATTTGCAGCACTTTGACTACCTTGTCTTTGACTTCTTAAACTAACAATTTGTGTATTTCCAAAACCAACTTGAGGAGATCCAAGCACACGATTTAATTTAATTGTTGATCCAGTATTATAATTTACTCTCTGATTTTCAAGTAATTTTGTGGTTCTTGATTTTTCAAAATCAAGATACGATGATCCAATTTTTTCAATTTCATAACCTTTAACAAACGCTTTTCCAGAAGATATTTGATATAAACCTAAACTCTCATCTGCCACTGATCCTTGATCAGTGGATTCTCCATCTCCAAATACGCCATTATTTCCTATTTGATTATTTAAAGACTCTTTTACACTTATTGAAAAAGGTTTTACAGTGTAATTACCAGATTCTGAAAATGTTCTCCTTGCTAGTTCATCACCTAAAATATTGTAATCACTTGTAGTGGGTCTTGACTTTAACTCACCATCTCGGACAGACGCTAACTCTACAAAATCATTATCATTAACATCGTCAATACCTTTAAAAAATAATGAACATGTAATTTTTAAACGATCGGCACCGGGAGCTGCAAAATTATTAAATCCTTTTGAGTTATCTGTTAAAGTGGGATCCTCATCTGCATTTATTGTTTCCTCTAAAATTCGTAATCCAATTCTCCCTGTTGGAGAGTTTGAATATTGACTTAAAATTATTGTTTCAGTGTTTACAGTGACAAAAGTACCTCTTATGAAATATACACCCTCTGATATTGAATAAGATGCTCCAGTTGAAGTTGAGTTTGAAGATATTGTAGAGGCAAATGCTTCACCTGAAGGAATAAAAACGCTATTTTCAGGGCCTGATATAATATCTACGTCTGCTGCTAATAATTCACCATCAACAAATTTACCACCCTCATTATTTGCAGAATTTGAAGCGTAGTATTTTATATAAAGAGTTAAATTACCTCTTTCTGAGTTTCTTGATTTTAATACTTTTGTTATAACCGCAGTAACACCTGATGATAATCCAACAATTTTTCGATCTAATAATTGATCGATATATGATTCTACTGTTATACCCAGATATTCATTATTAAGTTCAACACAAAAATAATCATTATAGTAAGATGTATTCCCCGGAATTACTTTTGCACCTTCCTTAAAAATGTGTTGACCAAATTTTGTGATTTGGTTTTGCAATATTGACTGTAATCCAGTTAACTCTCTTGCTTGAACAGGAAGTCCAGGCTTAAACAACACCTTATAGTAGTTGTCATCTGCATTAAAATCGTCAAAATATGGCGATACGTTTAGGTTAGTTGTTTGAGCCATGAGTTATTAGAACTGCAATATAACTTTAATGTCTTCTTTTTGATTAGAAGAACGAGTGATAGCTGGTCGATGATCAACATAAAGTATATTTCCAGAATATTTTTTAACTTCTGGATTTGACACGCCACCTGTAAATGTTTGACCAAGATAGTATGTTTTATTATTTATTGAGGTTGACAGACCATCAAATGTTGTGTTTATTTCAAGTGGTATACTGCCACCAGTAATACTTACACTACCACCGGTCGCTATGTCTGCCGTGAACCTATCAGCATTTAATCCAAATATAGGTGTTGTGGTAGCTGCACCCACAGTTGTAAATCCTGCCATTGTGCGATCTTGCCAATACTTCAATACACCTGTTATTTGATCATAACTTATAACTTTACCAATAGCAGTAACACCAGTTCCAGTTGTTTGAGTTATAATAGAATCTGCTGTAAAAGTCGCACTACTATATCCCGTTCCGGTTAAACGAAGAGCATAGGCTGCGCTTGCTTTATCTAAAGAAAGAAGTGATGATGAACCAAAAGCTTGTGGATTTTCTACAATACCTATTCTTGCAATTTGATTACCAGTGATGAAGTCTGGATTTTCTGAATCATTTTCAATTCTTGAATACACCAAGGCGTTTGTTGCACCCAATTCTTTGTAAATGTCTGATCCATGTCCACCAGTTGGAGGAATAATAACATCAAGTTGAGGATAAGCATCTGGTCTTGGTAAACCACCTGCAACAATATCTACATTACCAAATGTATATCCAGATCCTTGATTAGTTATATCGACAGATCCTATTTGCTGATCAGCGTTTACAACCACTGTGCACTCTGCGCCACTACCATCACCTTTAATCGGAACTCTAGTATATGTTCTATTTGCAGTTCCTAAACCAACACCACGATTTTGAATTATAACAACTTTTATACCACCATCAACTGCATTATCTCTCACAGGAGCGTTATCAGTTCCAGTTGACCAATCTGATGGCACTGGCATAAATTCGGTAGAATCAAATTTTATTAATTCTGATGGTTTAATTGTATAGAGATATTTCCAAATATATCCATCACCGCTTGTGCCAGCAGCTTTTGGTTCTAAATCAGTAAAAGTTGGTTCATCAAGAGATGGTTTGCCATCAGGTTGCTCTGGACTTGTTCCATTTTTTAAACAAATATAAACCCTAAAATCACTATTTAAAACAAAATAATTGGATGAGTATAATGATGTTCCTTGAGCGTGTTTAGGAGGATTTATCACACTATAATCTGGTCTGTAATAATCATATGTTGTTCCAGAAGTCCAAGAATTCCTCTTAACAACTTGTTTTACATCAGTGTCATTTATTTTTTTAACAGCAATAATTGTATCCCAAATATCATTTTGATTATTAAAATTATCTATTGGTGAAGGTGGATCATCATCCCAGTCAGTTTGAATACTTGTTGGATCAGTCAAACCTACAAACGAATAATATGAATTAGTAGACGTTGAAACTCCCGCAACAAAATTCTTTGCATTTAATATTCTTATCTGATCAGTAATTATAGCTGCCATTTGAGATTTTTTATTTATTTATGTGGAATAACTTTGAGTTTTTAAGAATGATTCTCTCTTGATAATTGGCCCAGTCAATATGCCAGTGACACCGTTTGAAGTATTAACTGGGTATGATCGAACTGTGTTTCTATCATTTAATAATAATTTACCATAACTGTAATCACCAAAGTACATACTATGACCTAATCCAGTTAGACCATTTAAACTGTTAACGCTCACAACAACTTGCGTTACAACTGTAGATCCAAATCCCATCGCATCTGTTGTTACACCTAATGTGCGATGAGCAACACGATAAACATTGTCAATATAAGTCGTACCGACACCTACAGCACTGCCATCAGTATTTAGTGATGTTAATCCATGACCCACATTAGAGTTACTTACAATGAAGAAATCGCCAACATTTAAACCAGATGTAACTATACCACTATTAGCACCTGAACCTGTTGTTCCTTGTGTAATATCAGAATTTCTAAGGAATGAATCAGATGGAATCACTAAATCAAATACTAATCCGGTTACAGCGACTCCAGCTAATGAGGTTGTTCCAATACCAGTGATAATACCATGATCACCTGCATATGATCTTACAGAATTAGTTTCTTCAAGAACAGGATCAGCACCGATAAGAACGACAGGTGGGGTAGCATCACTATATTCAGTTCCAGCAGTTGATACGGTAATACCTGTAACCACACCATTTGTGATAGATGCTATTGCTTCTGCACGAGCAGTTGTTCCAAATCCAACTGGATTTTGAATAGTTACAGTTGGGGCACTATCATACCCTCTACCTCCAGTTGAAATTGAAACTGAAGAAATTGTTCCAGCAGCAGAAACAATCGCAGTGGCAGCAGCTGATAATCTTTCGACGTTATTCACTATAACAATATTTTTTTGAAATTCAGTTGATACTGCGTTTTCATTTTTAGCATTAAAGAATGGTCTTACACCAGTAACATACGCTATCGTAGTACCAACTCCCACTGACTGTATGAGATTTGTTGTTGGGAAAATATTTCCTTTATACAAATCTCTATCCTTGTATATAAATTTACCTTCAATAAATTTATCCTCAGTTTGTAATGTCCAAACTACTGGACGGAAAACTCTGGTGTCTTCAAATAACCCTTCTTCATCATAAGTTGTGGTGTCAACTGAATTAACTGATGTGATTTCTAAAACACCTCTTTTCTTCTCTTGTAACCATCTTTCCTGATCAAGTTTACTGTGATATCCGAGAGTAAGATCATCACCAACTTTAACAGTTTCAATTACCTCTCTGTCAACAACATCAGCACCACCAGTTCCACGGTAAAATAATATTTTAAGTGTATCTTCAAATTTAGGTGCCTCATCAAAAGTTATGTTACTTCCACCAAGGAAAGTATAAGATTCACCGGGTATCTGAAGTATATCATTAACAAATATGAAAAGAGTATCTTGAACTGTGACCGTTGATCCGGGTGTTGCTTGAATTGAAAGTGAATCACCAGCAACTGTTATTGGGAAGGTTCGTCTTGATCCATCAAATAAATTTGAAAAATCATCTAAAACTTGAAGTTGACCAACAGACCATCCACTGAATTGATTACTTGCTATATCATTGACAGTAATTCTAAATTCTTGATTATCAACAAAATTAGGTGTCGTTGGGATGCCAGCTGAACCTGTAAGGGGAAGTGTTAATATTTCACTAATACCATATCCATATCCAGTATTTGTAATCTTAAAGTCCATTATAGTTGAACCTTGACTCACAACAACATCTGCTCTTGCCTCTGAACCTGCTGTTCCGGGGCTAGTTACGCTATGAATTAACTGCATATCATTATATGATAATGGATCATCTATAACAATTTTTGTTAATTGATCAACTCTACCACCTCTTGCGTACAAATGAGCTCTTGTTGAAATACCACTATTAATTTCAAACTCTGTTGCACTTAAAACTCTTAACACTGTTGATCCATCAAAAGCTACATCTTGACCACTTGGTGAGTTATTATTCGCTCTTGGTGCGATTATCGCTGGTTGTATGAATCCACCAGAAACGTAATCTGTAGGAACAGTAGATATGCCAGCATTTATTGTGAATTGAGTGGCACTCGCAACACCAACCACCGGTGTTCCATCAAATACAGGATCACCTTCTCGTGGATACTTATGTTGAGTTGCAAAATTATTTTTAGAGCAGGTAAATCTTAATGATTCTTTTTTAAGTTTTATACTTCTTCCCGGTAATAGGGTATGAGAACCTATTGTAAGAACTAATACACCAGTATCAGCAGCATATGTTGCGTCAGATACATCGTAGAAGTTTAATTCAGACTTACCTACGTTTATTGTTATGGTATTAGTGGTTACAGCAGTGATTGCAGTTTGTATGCCAGCTATCGGATCAGTTGGTCTTGGATATGGATGATCACTTCCATAATGATCCATCTCGCAAGAGAAGACAATCGAACTCGTGCCAATACCAACAGTATCATTTGTTGATAAACCATGACTTGGTATTGATATTACAAATACTCCAGTTGATGCGTTATATGTCGCATTAGTTGGCGTAAACTGAGTTCCAACACCTGTTGTCACTGCATTTGGAAGTGCATATCGGAATGTATGAGAATAATCACCACCTTGTATCACAGCACTACTTGCAGCACCTATAAATCTATGAGTATATTGTTGACCAATAGGAGATTTTGATACATCTAAAGTTATGGTTGTTGCTGTTGTTGATGCAACGGATATTGCAGTGTCAAAGAAACGATCTCTGTTTCTTGGATAGATATGATTTACTGTCGCACCAAGTCCGCATGTAAATGCCAAACCAGTTAATATTACATCACTGCTCTTACCAGTTGTAGATAATCCATGAGCAGCAAGTGTAGTTACCGTCATGATACCAGTGGTGTTATCATAATTTGCACTCTGCACTCCAACAGCTGGGGCGTAGTCACAAGTGAATGCAATACCAGATACAACCACTTCATTTCCAACGGATAAATTATGTGCAAATGCTGTGGTTATGGTTGTTATACCAGTGATCGAAGAATATCCAACATTGTAAATATCTCTTGGTTTGTAGAAGAATTGTGGGTTGGTAATAGTCACATCAGTAACATGACCACCACTAACATTAGCAAGACCAATGGTTGTGATACCAGAGTGATCAAATCCCTCAGTTTGCAAACCTACAGACACTGTTTGAATGCCTGATCTATAACCAGAACCTGTATTACCTATACTTACACTATTGATTGTTCCTGCTAGTGATACCACAGCAGTTCCACCAGCTGAAACTAATGGTTGATATCCAAAACCACTTGTTGATGCGACAGATATAATTACTCCACCAACAGGTATTCCAGCTGTATTGATGTCTCTTGCCACTGAACTTGCAGCACCAGTCCAAGTAATTGTTGTTCCAGATCCTACTGTGTCTAATTCAAAATTACCATTTGATCCGGGAGCTTGAAGAACACCATTTATAAGTATCAAAGCGTTGTTAGTTGCGATACCTGTTTTCTGTGCTTTATCTACAGTAAGTGCATATTGTCTATTTTTACCATTAAAATCAGATGTTAAATCATCATACAAATGATTACTAACATAAGTTTCAGTATTTCCATTAGTAATACCAGATCGAGTAAATACTCTACCTTGGAAACTAGAAGAAGTGGTTATTCCAACAAAATCTCTCTCACTAGGTGGATTTGTTGTTGATCCAATTGGATTTTTTCCGGGAGGTGCCTCTGCAAACGCAATTTCGTTTTCAACAATATTATAATTACCTCGTATTTTTTCGACAAGTGATCCAGTTGGGAATCCTGCAATTGTTGTTCCTAGTCTTTGTCTTCTTACTTTAATTCCATTTGTTGTACCAATTCCAACTGACAATATCTTCATCACTTCACTTGTATTACCACTACTTACACGAATATTATCAGCACCAAAGAATGATGTAATTCCTGTGAAGAATATTACATCTTGAGATTTATCAGCAGCTCTGTCAAGAGTTGTTGTAACTGATGTACCAGCAATTGGTGATTGTAGATAATTATCAATTGCAACTAATACTCTTGTATTAGGATTTTTACCAGTAAATGTATGTGATGTTCCAATTCCAACATGTGTCAAGTCAAGAGGAACTGCGACCTCTTTCAACGCATCTTCTGCTGTTCTTGCTAATTGAACTTTATCTTCACCTTTTTTAATAATGAATAATGAGGATGGTAATAATGATGTAGTAATACCTAAAGATGGGAATGAGGTTGATGATATTCCTATTGCAGATGAAATTCCAGTTCTTCTATCGGTATGTGCATATGACACCTCCTCACCACTTACAAAGAAGTGATTAGGTAAAGTAATTGTATTATTTGTTATATCAACCACAGTTGAAGTTGATCCATCATAAGGTTTTTTAAATATAGGATCACCATTATGTTCAAGAGCAAATTTAGTTTTTATCGCTGATTCTGTTCCTTCATATTGTGCAAATCCACTTTCTATAGAGGCGTTTTGTAAATCTTTAACAGCTTCGCCACCAACATCTCTAGTTGCATCTG